TATTTTTTTGCCCCGACATCACAAATCAAAGCCGTTCGCCCACCTGTTTGGGGAAGGGGAACGCGCGCGTGCGCGAGACGCTAGATTTTATGTCTAGTGCATAAGCGTAACAATACGCTGTATATCAACGACTTATGTATTAGTCTCTTTGATTGGGTCACTATTGGCACACGACCGACCAACCAAGGTGCGTTGTATCGAGAGAGTATGACGGTAGCGAGGCTACCCCCATACTCCCCCGATACCGTGAGAGCGTAGGACGAGTTTGTGGGCGATAATGAGAAAATAAACCAACCCTGCCCCCCACCACCGGGGGTAGCTAAAAAGAATAAACCGTCGTACTAGGTATCCTTTTACAAACGATATACTATACAAAAATTTTAAGTTATTCTCCTCAGTATGGTAAAATCCGTAGCAGACACTACTATCGCATCTAAAAAGCTAAAAAGAGACATTTCAGACTTTTTGGTAGATGACGATATTGAAAAAGCACTTTTAACACTCAGGGAAGGTCTTAAAGCAACTAAGACTAATCGCTATAGAGATCCTAAAAACCCAAAAGGCATACAGTATGGTGAAAAAGCTGACCACACGGTCAGGTATCACTCAGCTAAACTACTTTTGGAGTACGGATTTGGTAAACCTGCCACTAGAGCAGAGATTAGTATCACGGATGATACCAAGAAAACCGCCTCACCTGACGAAATTATCAAAAAAATCCAAAATTCTGCTCATTCTTTCAAAGAAATTGCAGATACCTATGTACATTCACTACCAAATGCCGATTTGAGCGAAAACGATGAGTAAACCTACAGAAACTCCACCTGCCGAGAAGTTTTTCAACGAATTATACTCCTGTTTCCTCCGTTGGTGGGAGGAATCCGACCTCGAAGAGGAAGATATGATTAGTGTCGGCACTCAGGTTATTGAAAGATTTTCAGAGTCAGGCGTAGAATTTGAATCAGACATAGATCTGAGCGATATGGAAGATTGATGTCCGATCAAGCTGAACAGCTACAAGACCTAATCAGGGTAGACCCTGAGCTTTGGTTTACAACTTTTGCCGTAATCAAAGATAAAAGGGGCAAAACAATTAGCCCCAAAGCGAACACCTTACAGAAGCGTATGTTTGCACATTACCGAAAATGCCAAATTGAAGGAAAACCATGCAAAATGATCATACTGAAACCCCGTCAGAAGGGGGCGAGCACCTGTGCTCAAGCTCTGACATACCATCACATGAGGAAACACCCCGACCTAGCAGGGTCTCTGATGGGGGACATCTCAGGGACGAGCGACAAAGTATTCGAGATTTATCGGAGATACGCCGAGAACGACAGCTTTCCGTGGGACGATACAGGAACCAACCACGAAAATGGGGGAAACCTCGTCGATCAAATCACCCTGACAAGCAAAAGTGTGTATGGAAAAGAGACCGCCGGATCAAAGAACGCAGGGCGAAGCGGAACGGTTCAGGTTGGTAACATGACCGAGGTTGCATTTTGGACTATGCAAGGTGAAAGAGACCCTGCATTAGGTTATTTGCAATCTTTATACGATGGGGACAATGTTTCACTAGTCGTTGCTGACTCCACGCCTAATGGTCCTGTCGGTTGGTTTTACCGAACATGGGTACAGGACAATGAATGGGCTAAGATATTTGCCTCATGGTGGGAATTTGAGGATTCCGAGATACCTTTTACATCCGATGAGCAACTTCAGGATTTTAAGGACACTCTAACTGCTGATGAGATATCGGAGATGGAAAGATTTGATGTCACATGGGAGCAGATGCATTGGAGAAGAAGAACACTTCAGGACAAATGTAATGGTGATGTAGCTAAGTTCAGACAGGAATACCCATCAGATCCCGAAGAATGTTTCCTTATGTCATCCCGACCACGCTTTCATGTTGATATTGTCAAGGAGATGCTTGATTCCTCGAAGAAGCAACAGCACCAACTTGGTGTCATGACATTTCAAGACGAGTCAAGAAAGGTAGCAAGTTTCCGCCCCGACCGAGGTGGCTTATGGAAAGTGTACGAGGAACCTGAGTATGACTCGAAATACCTAATTTCTGCTGATACCTGCACAGGAGAAGACCAACAGACACAGGGATTAGCCTCTGATCCCGATTGGCACAGCGTACAGGTATGGAAAGCACCCTATGAAGATTGGCATGGCGATTGGCATGTTGCCAAATTAGTCGCCATACACCACAGCCGATTGGACATTGGTGTACTCGCTGAGGAAGTCGCCTCTGCATCGGCATGGTATGGCAGTGCATTTACTGTCCCCGAAGTCAATAATTCAGGTTTAGCCCTAGTAAAGTACTTATTGGACTTAGGCGTACCTGTGTATCGCAGAAGAAAAACGATTGATTCTATGGGTATTGTGGAAAAGAGCTTTGGATGGACGACTGACAAGCTTACCCGAAAGACAATTATTGACCATTTAGCCTCTGAGATTATGGAGAGGAACATAGACATTCCCGATCAGGGTGTCATGCAAGAGTTAAAAACCTTTGTCATAAATGAAAAGGGTAAACCTGAAGGTGCGACAGGACATCATGACGACCATGTTTTAGCCTGTGCCATCGCTGTTTACAATATGGACAGTGCATCTTCGTACAAAGTCCCAAAGAAGAAACGGATCACCAACCGTATGCTCAGAAAGAATCCAAGCCTGATGTGTCCCGACGGATTTATGCGTGTTCCATTAAAGGAATACATGCGTAATAAGAGAAGACCTTAACGCAAATGCAATCGGTTGAGGGTTTTATACCCGATTGTATATTCTTTCATTTATGGGGTTAGGAAATATAGCATTATGGGGTTTAGGTTTATTCGGAGCGTCTAAGGTTTATGAGCAGATTTTCGGAGAAGGCTCTGCTGAAGGTCTAAGCGAAGAAGAACTACAAGAAGGTCTCGAAAACAGCCCCATGGACATGGAGTCCTTCATTCAGAGCGATGAAGGTCAGGCTCTGATGCAACAGGCTCAGGCAGTGGGTCAGGCTCAAGGTCAGGCTCAGGCTCAACAGCAGGGCAATCAATTTCAAAGAGACTTAGATACCCCATTAGGTCGATCCAATCAGCTCTATGCCGAAGCATCGCAGATGGCGGATAATGTAAAAAGCGGTACTCGCACATTACCAAATCGGGAGAAAATGCTCCGCAAAGCTATGGCACATACGGAGACTCTCAAGGCTTTAAAAGACAGCCAAATGAGGACTCGTGATTTCGATAAAGCAAAAACCCGATGGGATAACCTCGGAATGGATCGCGGATTTAATGAGCTATCCGAACAGGAGAAGCAGAAATTCTCAGATGGCGTAAAGCATAACAAGATGAAATGGGATCGAGCTGATTGGGAGAACCCACAGCCAAAACCCACAACCTCTGACAGCGCCACGGCTACGGCTACACCTGCACCTGCACCTGCACCTGCACCCACCGAAGGAGGTCCCTCCACTCTTGATAAGATTAAGGAAGGTATTAAGGACGGCTTTGACACCATTAAGGGTAAAATGCTTCCCGAGAAAGAAGAAGGTGAAGGCACTGTATTAAAGCCCGAAGAAGACGACAGACCCATTTCTGAAATATATCCTAGACCACCGAGCATACCTGATGAAGACGGCATGGGACCTGAGTATCACAGACAAAGACCTCCGGGGGATTACGAAGAAAACCCACCCCCAATGCCTAAAGGACCTGTTGAAATCCCTCCCCATTTAATTAAGGGTAAGCCTAAAACACCTCCGAGCACACCTCCCTCTTCAGGAGATTACTCCGGCAGAAACCCCGACAGAGTTGGGGAGGATGGAAAAATAAAACCTATTGAAACCCCTAGATGGTTTGAAGACATTAAGAGTTGGTATCAGGACATCAGGGATCGACAGCGATACCCCAATGGGAAGCCCGAAACCACCAAAGGCACGATGGGCGGGGCATTTGATGCAGGTGATGTAGGATTAAGAGGACCAAAAGGACCGGGATTTCAAACTTTACCCGGAAAACCTCGGGAACCCGGAGGAGAACCGCAAATTCAAACCTCAGACATCAAGTATGGAGATGATGCTTTCGTTGTCGGTGAAGACGGCAATATTATAGATAACAGACCAAAAGGACCGGGAGTTCAAACTTTAGATGGCTTCGGAAAGGGTAGAACCGAGCTTCCACCAACAGATCCATTCGGTCAACCACTTGATCCCAACACCCTACCTCTTAACCCAAGCGATCTTCCTAAAGTACCTGAATTTGTGCCTAACGAAAACAGGAACAATAAAATAGGAGAAGACCTACCTGCTATGCCACTTGCACCGGGTCAAAAAGAGTTTTTAGAGAACGAAGGTATTCAAAATACAACTCCAAGGGACTACGGAGCTGAAGAACAGGAAATAGTTAATAAAGACATACAGGATTCACTTCCAAATACTACCATTAAACCGGGTCCCATCGAAAAACCCGAAAGAGGCGGAGTGCATCGTGGTCGCTTAAGAAACAAGCCATTAGAAGGTCCTCCCGGCGGAGCCATACACAAAGCACCCGGTCGTCCTGAAGGCGTAGTATTTAACGATCCGAAAGTAAGAAAAGCTGAAAGGGATAGGTTTAACAGAGAAACTATGGAAAAAGTACCGATTGTTTCTCTCGTAGGGGGTGAACCTAAAATCACAGGATATAAAACAAAATCTCTAATGCGTAAGGAGATGGGTGGAAAGAGTGTAAAATGGGACGAACCTAAATTCACCGACCCTAGCGATAACCCTTTTGGAGACCCTTCAGGCTATGCAAAATTTGATGGAACAATACCAAAAATGGATAATGGACAGGTTGAAGTCCCAAAAAACACCAATGTAGCGACATCGTCTGATTTTGACGACCCCCTTAAGAAAAAGCGTAAAAAGAGAATTGGTCAAATAGCCTAGCTCTCATGTCACTTTTCGAAGAAGAGGTGTTCCGTGATCCCTTAGCAAAGGGTGATGATAAGGTGTTCGACCTTGGGTTTGACCTTGGTGACCCACCTAAAAATAATTACGGCTCTGATCCTCAGCAGTCTACTCAAATAGGTGGCTATGAACCAACATACGACCCTGTAGAGGGTCCCCAACCTGACCCTGCCAATGAACCCATCTACCGTAATTATCTAGCTTTTAAAGATAATTTAGGAAGAGTTGGTTCTGAACTTACTGATTTTAATTACCGTAGTTCTTCAGCTAATAAAAGATACGATGATTTCTTCGATTCCAAACTACCCTCGATTTACTCCGATTTCTCAGGCTATGAAATGCCCACCAATGTCAGTAAAGCAAATCGTAAAAGTTTACTTGAGGACTTGGAGGGTCAGTACGGTGATGCAGAAAAGAGAGTTTTAAAAGGTAATGATAATTTCCTTGGATTGGGTGACGATGAGGCGTTTGAACAGGCAAAATCTTTTGTCACACCTGAGCGAAAAAAATTATTAAGTGGCTTACGGAAAGAGCATGACCGACTTGAGTACGAACGCGACGAATATGCTCGGAGAGCATATGAGAAGAGAATGGAAAGAGACCGTATGCTTGAGCAGAGGTCACAAGTTCCACACATTATCCGTGCTGAAGCTGATGAATGGGTTAAGCGTGAGCGTAGCTTACTAGCTTCAGGTACTAAAAAGAATAAACTTTCATACTCACAGATTCAGCAAAGACTAGATGCACGATACCGATCAGTTGATCCGTTTGGCGGTATGCTTGACAAGTCTGAGCTCAGTCCCTCTGAGCGTGTCGAGGCTAGGAAAGCGTTAGAACTACTATCATGGTCTAAGAAAGAAACTGACTCCTTTAGAGGTCAGGGCGGTATTGTTTCTAACAATGGGTTTATAAACGGCTATCCTGTCGGCTTAACAGGCACAGAAAGAGAAACTTTAGAAGTTGCTGACCTTAAAAAAGCAGGGATTACTCAATACCAAGGCAAACCCATCGAAGAAGCATTGGAAGCTCTCGGCGGTCAGGAAAAAGTTGAAGCATTAACAGTCATATCTAGCACTTTAAAGTTACACAACGCATACACAAATGCAGGTGTTGAGCTATGGAGTAAGTGGAATCAGGAAGGTCACGAAGAAAGACA